GTGTTATTAGTGCCTGTGGTGTTTGATGTTAAAGCATAAGCACCTAGTCCTGTATTATTGTCTGCTGTTGTATTTGCGTCTAAAGCTGTATAACCTACTGCAACATTACTTGTTCCTGTGGTATTTGCTCCTAAAGAAGCATAACCAACTGCGGTGTTGTTAGATGCTGTGGTGTTAGCATCTAGGGAATAAGCCCCAACAGAAACATTATCTGTTCCCGAAGTATTGGCTGCCATCGCACTTCTACCAACAGCAACATTATCATCTGCTGTGGTATTGGCGTCCAAAGCATCCATGCCAATGGCAACATTAGAACTACCAGTAGTATTTGTATCTAAAGCATCTTTACCAATAGCAATATTTGACGCGCCAGTGGTATTAGCTCCTAATGAGTTATAACCAACGGCTGTGTTATTTGAAGCTGTTGTGTTCGCGTCTAAAGCATACGCACCAAGCGCTGCATTAGCCGCACCTGTGGTATTCGCTGCCATTGAGGAACGACCAATTGCTGTATTATCGTCTGCTGTCGTATTAGCGTCTAAAGAGTCTAAACCAACAGCAACATTCCCAGAGCCTGTAGTGTTTGTGTCTAGGGCGTCCTTGCCAATAGCGGTATTGTTATCACCTGTGGTGCTTACTAATAAAGCATTAGCGCCAACAGCGACATTTGATGATCCTGTAGTTGTTGCCCCACCAGCGTTATCGCCTACCGCAGTATTAGTGCTACCACTGGTCACTGCATCAAGGGCAGCTTCACCTATGGCTACGTTGTCTGTTGCTGTGGTTATGGCTGTACCGAGTGCGCCAGAACCTAGTCCGATATTACCTGTACCGCCTGTCATATCGAGGACATCAGTTACGGCAGCGCCTGCTCCCGCGCCGTCAGCAACCACCATCTTAATTCCGCCATTCGGAATAACGACATTAGCGCCTGTGCCTTGAGAAATAGTGACTTGATAACCCGCGCTATTTTGAATAATCCACGTTTTATTAACGGTGTTCGGTGCGAGAGTTACGGTGTTGGTTGCGGTGATTGAGCCTGCTAAAGTTAAGGCGTAGGCTCTGGCGGCGTCTGAGGCACCATCCGCTATGGTAATGGTATGGGAAGTTCCAGTGATTGTTTCTGAACCACTGCCCCATGCTTCTCCAATGAGCTCTAAATTTGTGTTGGTACTCGTACCCCACGTTCCCGATTCATCGCCCGTAGCGATTTCTTTAAGCCTTAGATCGTTTACATAAGTTGCCATATTATTTCCTCATAATAAATTAAGCTGCCTCATCTTTCCAGTCTGGTGACTGTGATGGGCTAATAGTTGAATAAGAAGGTGATTGACTAGCGCCAACATCCGACCAGTTTGGTGTCTGATCTGGAATAACCTGACTCCAAACTAGAAGTCCAGTTATTTCACCTGTTCCGTATAATCCTGTAACTGCAATAGTTACATGAGTTGTAGCTGTTATGTCGCCAAGACTGCTTGTCATAGCGTCTTGAGTGACTGATATAATATTATTAGTCGTTAGGGTTATAGTGCCTAACGAGGTTGTGCCCGCTAATCCTGTTGGATAAACATTTGCAGCACCTGTAACAGTTTCATCACCTTGAGAAACTGTCGAGGCTGTTCCGCTAACACCAACAAGAGCTACACCATTAGCAATAACTGTGCCAACCGCGCCCGTTGCTGCCAAGCCTGTTTCTGCGACATTTGCATCAGCACTAACCGTTTCAGTGCCTAAAGCAGTAGTTCCTGCTAGTCCTGTAACCGAAAGATTAGCAACACCAGTAATCGTAAGCGAACTTACCGCACCAGTGGCTGCCACTCCTGTTTCTGCAACATTTGCATCACAGGTAATGGTTAAAGAACTTACAGCACCAGTTCCCGCTAAACCAGTTAGCTCAACAGGGACGGGATTACCCCATGTCCCAGAACCCCATGTACTGCGACCCCAGCCAGTAATAGCAGCCATTAGCTACACTTACGCTATTCTAATAACAGCGTTACTTGCGTCTGCGGTTGGGAAAGATATGGTAAAACTACCTGCTGTGCTGGTTTTATCGCCACCGAAATCAAACACTGCAACTGCTGGATCACCAGTAGCTGTGTCATTATAAATCATGCAACCTCTTGCAGTAATTGTACAAGTTCCAAACGTCAAATCAGCAAAATCAGTAAACGCAGTTGTTCCTGATGTTGTAGGGTTAACGTTTGTTAAAGCTGATCCTCCCGCAGAATAGTTTGTTCCCGATGCTTCTTGATTTGTACTATAAGCTGTAGTAGAAGCGCTCATAGTCGCAGAGCTAGTATATAAAGCGAGCTTGAAAGAGTTTCCTCCAGATGCTTTAAAGTTATGTACCGCTTGCAGAAGCTCACTTTTGAAAGAAGTACACATTGCTTGTGTTATAGCCATTATAGCCTCCTAATAATTTCAGCTAAGTCCTTATGACCTTGCTGTTCTAGTTGATTACCTATTGTACACATATGGTTTTTAATCGCCTCATGCATATAATAAGCAATGATTTTGTAGCACACATTTTTAAAAGCGTGTGCTTGTACTTTAATTTCGTTTGGTGCTGTATCACTAACTGAAATAATTTTATCAGTCGCCATCTCAGCTATTTCTTCTGGAGTATGACCTCTATTTTCAGTTGTCTTAACTCCTAAATTTCCTATAGATATTTTAAAAGAATCTGTGTGCATCAGTATTTATTAGGTTCTGGGGGATTCAAATTTATATCATTCCTATCTATCATACCAACTGGTTTCTTTTTTTCTTCAGTTTCTATATCTGAAAACTTACAAACCTTTATCCCAGCACCATTTTGGTAAGTAACCTTTGGATCATCTAATCTATGATACCCATACAATTTATCTTTAAAATCAATATCAGTATCTAATAAAGATGACCTTGGCGAAATTGAAACAGATATCCCTGCATCCATACATTTAGCTAACCAAAACTCAACACAACCTCTACCAGCCTCTGCAAAGTGCATATTGCTTTTATAGGTAAAATCTACCCCAAATATTGAAACACTCTTTACTTTTGACCACAGTGCATAAGCAATAGCATAAGGAATTGTGTTATTAAAATAAGAACACCCTAGCTCTTTTACAACAGACTCTAATGGGTATTCTTCAACAGCAGGAACCCTCTCATCTAGCTCACAAGAATAAATGGGATAATACGCAGTTGGTAAAACTAGTCTCATCATTTCTGTCATAGAACCAGCATCCTCAGTGTCAAAAAAACGACTCATTGGGTCTAATATAAAGGCTCTATCTATGCGTGGCAAAACGCCTATCATGGCATTTACTGCCCATACTTCATCAAACAATACGCTATGAACCTGTGATAAATGAAAATCTATTTGGCTTTGTCCCATTGCAACAATTGCAATGTTTTTATCTTCCATTTTTTTAGAAGAGTTAAAGTTGTCCTGCTCTGTAGGCATCGTTTCTATCTCTGCCTTCTCCCAATATTTTAAGCCTGCCTAATGCAGATTCATATCTTGTGTTATAAACAGACATCATATCCTGTTCACCCTTCATATACACATACCCCTCAAGCAAACAAGCATAAAGCAATGCTGATGGAGCATTCGTTGATAACCATGTTGTTCCAGAATCACCGCCAGCAGTTATTGAAGCTGGTCTATAAAAGTAATGCAACTCCACGTTGTAAGCAGCATCTGGTGTGGGAGCTAATATAAAGTAATCATTATCAAATATACCATAATACTCTGGCTCTCCTGTTGTCGATGCGTTTGGGTACACCTCTCGAATCCAGTTTACATCCTTATTCATTAAGAATGTTTGATTGCTACTGGCTGTATACGATAGAGAATAAGGTGCTAAAAAATCACTTGGGATACCTAAATACTGGTTTCCTAAAGACACAGAACCTGTTTGGTTCTTTCTGAATACAGGTAACTGAACATTCTCAAGAATACGATCCTCTGCCTGTTTAATCATATCGGGCAGATATGTAGTAAAAGAAGTCTCACTATTCTGGAGATAATTCTGTATTAAGTTTTTTAATTCAGCATAAGTCATATTTAACTCGTTGTTACTTTAAGCATTCCTACCTTACCATGCATATCAAGACCCACTGTTCTTGATCCAGCAGCAGTAACGCCACCACCAATAGGATCAAACGCATATAAGCGCCTACTTTCTGCCTGAGCTTTATCAGGTCTTGGGTTCTCCAAAGAAATCGGATCATCAACAGGCATTCTGCCCAACTGATATTGGGGTTGATCCTGATCAAAACACTCTGGACAAACCAAGAACCCACTAAGTCTTGTGTCGACAACTTCATCTTTTAGCTCTTTTAAATCGTAACGAAATCCACAACGATCACAAAATCCAAAAGCATATTTACCTTCTGCAAACTGTGTCATTAATTATAAGATATCCACGGCACAAAACGAAAATTCGCTTTAACCCTATCTTCCTCAGACGCTAGTTGCCATTGTTCTTCATATTCTTGTTTAAGAATAGGTAATCTGTCAGTAACTTCTGGTCTTTTCATGGCTATATAATAAGCCAAGCCAGAAACCAAACAAGGTAAAAACCTTTTAGGAACATCCATATTATTGCTGCCGGGTGTACCGCTATCATAAATTTGTCTTATACGATAGTAAGCAACAGTATAGGTTTGCGTATCATCGGGTACGGGCCAAAGAGTATATTGTGGGGTTGTTGTTAATCTTTGAATCCAAATTTGTGTTGGTTGTCCTGTTTGTAATTTATTGGGTATATCTGAATATTGTGTTGGAGAAATTCTGGTCAATTGATAATCAGTTTGACTAGAGCTATCTCCTACATCCAAGCGTAAATGCATTTCCATTAAATCAATCGTATCATCAGGCAAAGTATAGGTTGCGGTATCAGCAGTTAAAGTCTGTGTTCCACTTTCTATTGTCCATAAGTTGATTCCACGATTCTGCCATTCAAGCATCATCATATCGATACTACGTCTAGCAGTACGATAATCATAGCCAGTACGAGCCTCTAAACCTGCTCGTTCATAGGCTTCTTCAACAATCTCACCTATATTGAGATTGAAATCATTGGTGGTTGCAATAGCCATCTAATTAACCATTTTTTCTGAACTTCTGTGGTCTAGCTGCACCACTGCCACGGGCAATAGTATATTTCCCATAGGCATCAGTTTTAACTGTACCGCCTTTGGAATATCGCCTTTTCTTTGTTGACTTTGGTTTGCTAGATTTAGAATCGTAATAACTTGGCATAGTCTGCCCTCCCGATTGTTTTCTTTTCGCTTTAGAATG